CTGTGGTCTGGTCGACCCGGCGGACGCGGCAACTATCCCTTTAAAAAGGAGGTTGCGGAAGCATGAGCTTCTCAACACGCCTCGGCTGTAAGCGCTTAAGGGCTATCGGTGTGTCTAACTCTACGGCGAACCGTATCGTTAGAGAAGTCGCCAAGTGGGTTAGGTGCAATGGTGAAGAGTGGACTGTTACTAGACTTAAAAACTTCAAGCAGGCCGCACTGAACCTGATGTGCTCGACCATGCCCGATTATAAGTCCGCCTACATTGGACATATCGGGATAATTCCGAAGGGGCCATTTAAGCCCCTATTCAGAGCCGCAGTAGGCACGGAAGCGGGTTCCATAGAGTGGATCCGGCTGCTAAACGCATGCATGATCTATTCTTCCATGGTGCTGCCTCAAGAGCAGCCCCCGACCGAGAAGCAGTGGAATAAGTTTTCTTCCGCTGTAGAGTCCTCGTTCACTGAGATGCAGATCTTGACCATCTCCGACATGGAGCGGACCGTCTTTTCTGATGGAACGTTCATGGAACCGGAATCTCGAATTCTACCGGCGGGTCTCTATGACCGCATGGCGGATGACAGTAGTACGGTGCACAGACCTCAGGGTGAATACGTATCCCCTGTTGGAATGGACTGGGATGCGGTGTCTCAGGCCTTAAACGACGGCCTCGAAGCTGCAGTCCGCGATGTTGCGGATCCATATTTCGCACTCAAATACCAGTTAAATGGTAAGAGAGTACCCGGTCCTAGGAATAAGAACTACGATAGTCGAGAAATCGGCAAGTGGTTCCTTCCTTCCTTTCTGAATCCGGAAGTACTGGGTTGGATTGCGAATAACCTCGACCTTAGTGATCCCATCTTCAATGCATTAACCGAACTAGGCTATTCCGACAACAGCATCCTCGAAACAGCGCTAACTTCTATGGATATACGGCTTGGTAAAGGTGAGTGTTTAGTGGATGGCACCGTTCGCTCTCGTGGAGTCGGTAACATTAGTTTTCTTCAGGAACCAGGGTATAAACTTCGCGCGGTAGCAGTTATTAACGCGCTCATCCAAATTGCCTTGGAACCAACCAAGAGGGCAGTATTCTCTGCGCTAAAGGTGATCCCACAGGATTGCACGTATGACCAACGCAAAGCTGATCCCATAGTCCAGAAATGGCTAAGTTCGGGAGAAGTGGTCCACTCAGTGGACCTTTCGGATGCCACGAGTATGTTTCCCTTGAGGTTACAGATGGAGGTACTCCGAAGGTTGGACATGCCTGACCCCTGGATAAGGGGGCTTGAGACGGCATGTACAATGCCCTTTGTCGTGACAGATCCCACTACGGGTCGGAAGAGAG